AGGCAGACACCGCGCTGATGACCGAGAAGGAGAAGTTGGTCTACAAGTTGAAGCAGGCGGGTGCAGATCAGAAGGCGATCAACGATGCGCTGTTGCTGAACGCGGCCATCGAGGAGCGCACGCAACTTGCTGAAGGTCAGAAGGCGTGGGGCGACTTCATGAAGGGCTTGGACAAGTCGCTGCTGGACGCGACGACCAGTCGCGAGCAGCAGATCAGGCGACTGGCAGAGGCTGCTGGTCTGCTTGGCAAAGACCTTGACGATGCGGTGACGAAGGCAATGGAGATGGAGAGCGCCATCGCAGCAGCCGAAAAGGCCAAGAAGGATCAAGAGGACATCGCAAGCACCTTGTCGAACCTGCAGGACGAAGTGCGCAAGTCACAGATCGGCGATGTGGCATTCGAGCGAGAGAAGTTGGCCGAGAAGGGCGCGACCGACGCGCAGTTGCAGCAGTTCGATCAGTTGCAGGCGCAACTCGCAGTGACGAACGGCAAGCCCGACGAGGCGCAGTCAATGGTGCAGTCAATCGATACGGCCTTCGGGCAGTTCAAGTTCGCTGGCGATCAAGGCGATCAGATGCTGTCAGAGTCCGTTGCGCAGACCGATCTTCTGAATCGCATCGCAACCGCGACCGAATCCGCGGCCGTTGCACGCCAAGGCGCAGCAGGAGCCACAAGCTCGATGGCGACGGACGGTAGCATGCAGCCCGTCATGGTCGAAGCGAATCGCTACCTCGCGCAGATCGCACAGAACACCGCAGCCTTCGCAGGAGTGCTGAACTGATGGCCATCTATTTGACGAGTCAGAACTTCAAGTATTCGGAAGTCGATCCGTCCGGCACGCTGACCTACATCGTGAGTGATGAGGCATCTGCAGAAGATGCAGCAACGGCCGTGGGGTACACGCCGGGTGACTCATTCAACAACGCAACGGATCCATTCACTGGCATCAACATGATCTGCCAGTCGGTCAGTGTGCAGTCACTCGCAGACAGCGTGAATGCGTGGACGGTCACGGTCGAACTTGGAACGGCGCAAGGTCTTGCATCGTTCGTGACAGTGCAGAGCGATGTGGGCGGAACATTCGTTGATGTTTGGCGCAGCACAACTGTGCCATCGGGTGGAACGCCAAGCGGCAGCGACATCGCGGGAACAAAGTTGGACAGCGCAGGCGAACCCGTCTCGCAGTTCATCTGGCAGACGACGCTCCAGATATCTCGCCGCTATAACAACTCGACCAACCCAGTGCCGTGGAGCACAATCTGGTCGAACCTTGGCAAACGGAACAGTGCGACGCTTGAAGGCGCAGCCATCGGTCAGTTGCTCTTCAAGGGGGTCAAGGTCAGCAACATCGGAAAGTGCGTCTGGGAAGTGCAGTTCGACTTCGTTGGCGATCAGTTCTACCACCTGCGCCAAGTGCCGACGCGCGAGTCTGATGGTCGCGTGCAGCTCGATGCGAATCAGGCACGCGAAGTCAAGTGGTTCCAGCCGTTCCTCAACACGGCGAACTTCTACACCATGCTCGGCTCGTACAGCGTCTGCGCTGACTGACCATGCCAATCAAGCCAGAGATCACCAAGGGCATCGGCGCACTCAACCCGGATGCGTGGCGACAGATCGTCGCCGCTGCGCAGTTCGTGAGCGAGTTCGGTCAGCAGTTGAAGGTCATCGCCGCGAACGGAGCCAGCAGCGGCGCAGGTGGCATCTTCCTCGCGAAGATCGACAGCGCATCGGCGTTGCAGGGATCGGGCGACGGTGAGTATCTGTGGAAGTATTCGTGGACAAAGGTCGTGCTGCAGGGCAGCCAATCAACTGTCACAACGGCCACGCCGGGACAAGGCACGCTGAGTGGGTCGCTCACCGATGGTTCGACCGCAAGCCCATCGACATGGGCGATCAACATGCACGAGATCGGCAACACATCTGCGCTGCGCAACGGCTATGCGCATGCGAGCGACAGCATCAGCGGCAGTGAAGGCTACCGCATCGTGCGAGTGCCGAATACAACCGTCGTCCCAATGACCACGCTGCGCCTTGACACGGGCCGCATGCAGTACGCATTCTGGTATCCCAACCCGGTCGGCGGCTCATGTGCTGCTGGCTTCACGGGATTCGTCAACGCGATCGACGGCGGCGCATACGGAGTCTGACACATGGCCGACATCATTCAACTCAAGCGAAATGCAGCATCGGGCTTGTACCCAACGAGCGGCGAGGTCGCGGATGGTGAACTCGCACTCAACACAACCGACGGCCTGCTGTTCGCCTATCGCGATTCGATTGGTGATGTGGCTGCGATCAATGGTCGACAGGTGCAGAATGTCAACACAGATGTGACGCTCACGCCAGACCTGCACGATGCGTTTCTAGTGTTCACGACCAACGGATCGCGCACCGTCTATCTGCCTACGGACGCTGCGCAGCCGATTCGCATCGGCAGCACAGTGCAGATCATGCGAGGCGTCGGCGATGTCGAAGTGTGGCCGATGAGCGGCGTGACCCTGCGCGCGGCAAACGGTGCTGCGCTCAAGAGTCAGTATTCAGTCGCCTATGTGACCAAGGTCAACAGCGACGAGTGGGTGCTGCACGGTGACACATCTGCAGGCGACTGGACGCTCGCGTTCGACTTCACGACCAACGCGCTCGACTCACGCTTGACGCTGACGCGAGCGACGGTCGGTACCTACATCGACTCTCTCGGGTTCGTCGCGTCTGCTGCGGCAGGCGTAGCGCGGTTCACTCACGATCCGGTGACGCTGGAGCGACTTGGACTGCTGTGCGAACATCAGACGACGAACCGCTTGAACTTCAGCGAGACCTTCGCAGCAGCAGGTGGATCGCAGAACAACTGGACGACGACGAACCTCACGCGCACCAGCACAAACAACTTGAGCCCGCGCAATGACGCGACCGCGTTGCGGCTCACGGCGACGGCAGCGAACGCGACCATCATTGCATCGGCTGCAATTGGATCATCTGCCCAGCGCACTTTGAGCGTCTGGTTGCGCCGCGTGACGGGCACTGGCGCGATTCAATTCACGACCAACAACGGCTCCACCTACACCACGCAAGCGATCACGAGCACATGGACGCGCTACACCTTTGCGGCCACGACTGCAGCGCAGCAAGTCGGCTTCCGCGTTGTGGCATCAGGCGATGCGATCGAGATATGGGGTGCGCAGTTGGAGGATGGTGATGGCTCGTCCAGTTACATCGTCACGACGACCGCGACCGCAACTCGCAATGGTGACCAGTTGACCATGAGCGACATCAGTGCGCTCGGGTACAGCACGACCGCTGGCACGCTCTTCTACAGCGGACGCTTCACGCAGAGCAACTCTGCTTCATACCCGGTGCGCGCTGGGTTCATGACCGCAGCAGACCAGCCAACATGGGAGGTACTCACGAATGCCTCGCGCCTGTTTGCAGCAGCGCGTGGATCGGGCGCAACACCAGAAGCGAATCTGACATACAGCGCGAACACAGCGACGCGATTCGCCGCATCATTCGACGCAAGCCTCTCAACGGCAGAGGTCAAGATCAACCTGAACGGGTCTGCGACATCGGCAGGGCCGACATCGTTGAGCGCGACATTCACGCCCACGCGCTTTGTGATTGGAAGACCGGGATACGAACTGTACTTCTCCGCAGGCCCAATTGCCAAAGTGAAGTACTGGCCAGTGATCAAGACCGCGACGCAACTCGGCTACTTGACGACATGACCGTCCATCGGCACTGCTGCTGCAGCACGAACCCATGCGTGCTTGCCGACCTGCCGTGGAAGTGCGAGGACGCGGCGCACTGCTACGGTGAACGCATCAAGCCGTTCCAAGAAGGCAGCACGATCGACCTTGTGCTCGACATCGAGACCGCAGCGGGAACTATTCCAATCACGGGTGGCGGCACGGTCTCGCGCGAGATCACCATTCACATCGAAGGCCAGTTTGAGTTGGTGAGCGGACGCACGGGCTGCACATGGCAGTCCACGGGTGCGACTGCGACCCTGCCGACTGGCGTATCGGGCGGGGCGATGACCGTGCAGCAGTTGGACGCATGCGTGGAGATCGAGTTCGGCTCGATGTATCTGGCCTTCACCAAGATCACGATTCGTCCAACCGAGTTGGGTGCGGTCGATGATGCGATCTACTACATGCCGACGCTGTATGTGAATGTTGAGGCATGCGACGCTACGACTCCCGGCCTTCGGTTCATCGCAGTCGGCAACGATCTCAACTCAATCGTGCCAGCGTCTGTGTCGCACAAGTACTTCTGGCAACTCGGAGGCACGATTGATGGCACGGGCGTGAGCGAGACGCTGCTTGGATCGGCCACGATCGCGACCGAGTTCGGCCCGATCGTGCCAATCGAGGACTACTCGTGGCTCGGTCTGACTGGATCGGCCGCTACGCCAGCCGATGACATCGTGCGATTCTTGTCGCTTCGCTACACGAACTGGTGCGGAGCCAGACGATACTACGCATCGGTATTCGGCGACATCGAAAGGCTTGATCCGAACACCGAGTGGTTCGACAACAGTTGCGAAGGACTGTATGGTCCTTGTCCCGCATACACGGTGATCCCAACGGAGCCTGACTACTTGCTTGGGTTCGACGCTACATGCTGCCAGTTTGGGTGTGGCGCAATCTACGACGGGTGGCAGGGCATGGTCGGTGCAAACGCGATCAGTCGAAGTCAGGCATACGCAGCGAACGGGTACACGGTCAATCAGACATGGAAATGGCTGTATCTGTTTATCCCATTCAATGAAGGAGCATCGCCCGGGATGGAATATCAGTACACCAACTTCACCAGTGCTGTTCGCTACCAGCCGGGGCAATCGCCATTGATCCTTACCGTTCCAATGGCCGATGTCGCTGCGTCAGTCACGCTCACTAGCATCTGCAACGACTGCCCAGACCCGTGCAACACCGCGGGCGGGTGTGAGGTCACGCAGTCGTATACGACCGACAGTTCGGTGAGTTGGGTCGCGTTTGCATCTCCAGCCCAATCGTGAAACGCGCAGCGCAATATCTGAAGGCAGAGGTCTCTCGCATTGTCCACGGGCCAGTCGCTGGCGATGCACTGGCCGCGCGTCTCGATGCGTGCAAGGCGTGCCCGAAGCGCAAGGATTCAATCGCAGGCGCAACCGATCCGGGTGGGATAGGGTTTTGCGATGCGTGCGAATGCGGCGGTCGCAAGCGTGCTGCGCTTTCAATCAAGGCCACGATGCCCGCTGCTACCTGCCCGCAAGGAAAGTGGGAACAACCAGCCACACAGGCGCAGCAGCAGCCCGCAGAGCCTCCACGGTCGCCTGCTGTGCCCATGCCCATCTCCGAGCAGGTGAAGTTGCTGCTGCGTCCGCGTGACACATGAAGGCATGACAGGTAGGCTGCGGGCATGACCGAAGCGGCAGCCTCCGTGTCTCGCACCGTCGCATCGTGGGTACAGGTTGCGGTCTTCGCACTTGGCCTTGGCGGCTTGGCTGTATCGATTGGTCGCAAGGACGCGACCATCGATCAGCACAGCGGGCAACTGACTGAACTGAAGTCCATCACGAGTGACCTCGTGCGTGCGCAGTTGAGTCTGAGCGGCAACGATCAAGTCACGGCCCAACGCCTTCAGGAACTGGAGCGTCGCCTTGCCACGCTTGAAGCCAAGCGATAAGAACAAGCCGCTTCCGTTTCGCGTCGAGCAGAAGACGCGCAACATTCACATAGTCGAGATGCAAGGCGATGCGCGTGCCGGATGGGAGCAGTGGTTCCTGCTCCGATCGGACGCGCACCATGACAACCCGCACAGCGACCACGATCTTGAGCGCAAGCACCTTCGCGAGTGCGAGCAACGCAACGCAGGATGGATCGACTTCGGTGACCTCTTCTGTGCGATGGCCGGGAAGGCTGATCCACGCCGCGCCAAGCACGGTGTGACACGCGACGAGCACGCGATCGCCAATGACTACTTCGATTCACTCGTGCGCCACGCCACCGACTTCTATGCACCATTCGCGAATCGATGTGTGCTGATCGCCCGTGGCAACCACGAGACAGGCGTACTCAAGAACCAAGAGACAGACCTGACCGAGCGATTGACCGAACGGTTGAGCGAACGCATCGGCGCGCCCGTGCTGTCTGGTGGCTACGGTGGCTTCATCCAGTTCAAGACAAAGGTCGCCAACACCGTCAACACTCTCACGATGGCATACTTCCATGGCAGCGGCGGTGGAGGCATGATGACCTTCGACACGCTGCGAGTGCGAAGGCAAGCATCGTTCCAGCCCGATGCGGATGTGCTTGTGTGCGGTCATGTGCATGAGCGATGGTGGCTGCAGACCGCGCGCTATCGCTTGCGAACCAACAACGGCAACTATCGCGTGACCGTTGAGCCGCAGCACCATGTTCGCACTGGCACTTACAAGCAGGAGCACGGCGATGGCTTCGGAGGGTGGGCGACCGAGAAGGGAATGCCACCGAAGCCAACGGGTGCAATCTGGATGCGTCTCTTCATGCGGCACCTTGAAAAGGTGAACGGCAACTCCATCTGGAGACTTGAATGCGAGTTCCAAGAGGCATCGTGAGCATTCGCATTCGCGTGCGCGATCGCGTTTACACGATTCGCTTCATGCCAGCACGCTCGATGAACAAGGACTGGGGTCGCTGCTACTTCCCTCCTGGTCGCCATCCACTCATTGAAGTGCGACGCACCCTGACTGGACGCAACATGATCGACACTATCGCTCACGAAGTCTTGCATGCGTGTCAGCCTGACATGTCAGAGCAAGGCGTTGAAGAAACTGCTGGCGCAATCGCACGCGCGCTGTACGCTGCTGGCTGTCGCATGACTCGCAACCTCAACACAAAGGAGAAGCCATGATGCTTGCAACGATGGAAAGTCTGATCGGATCGATTTGGTTCGGTGTCGGCGCTTTGCTTGCTGGATACATCGCCGGGCACATCGTGCCTGTCAGCCGCGTCGCCGAGTGGTTCGGACGCAAGTGATCACTGGTCGCCCACTCGCTTGCGTTGCAGCCCTCGCCATTACGGTGGCGAGCGGCTGCAGCGCGTCGCATCGCATCGCACAGAAAGCCAGCAGCATTCGTGAGAGTGCAGACGCGATCATCGATGCCACAGATCGAATGGATGAGGCCTCGCCTGATGTCCAACTCGTGCGAGCCGAAGCCGAGCAGATTCAACATCAAGTGTCGGACATACATGGTGCGTTGCCCGGTGTACGAGATGTCGTGCCTGCTTGGCTAACGCTCCTCACATGGATCGCGATCGCTGCAGTTGGTGCGTGCGCGGTCTGGGTGTTGACTGCGAGCGGTGCACTGTCTGCGATTCGCATCGCGGTCGGTTGGTTGCCACGACGCAAAGTGGTCGAAGCAGAGATGGCAGCAGCAACGATTGATGCCAATGCGCCTGAGACGGTGCGAGAGTTTGTCGCGATGAAACGCGGCACCGATCGCGAGTTCGATGCGGCTTTTCAAAGAGCCAAAAAAGGCTTGTGAAATAAGCCTATGTACAGAAGCATGGTTTTATGTCATAATGCTTGCTGTTCGATCTTTGACATCCCGGCTGGATTACAAGTGCACCGCCGCCCAGCGCTCCGAACAAGCGCATCTGGGAATGGCGAGCAGCCCCGCACAACTCTGACGAGCGTGAAGCGACGACTCAGAGTGGCGAGGAGAAGCAGGACTGACGGCAAGCCTCGTACGCGAGTCGCGCCGACCACCTTCCCCTTCTAACGCAGCGAGCACCCAGCCGGACAAGCAGACGCGAGTGACGACGCGCAGGACAGGCGATAGCGAAGAGCAACGACCCGCCCCTGCAACGCGACACGAAGCGACGAACAGAGTCTCAAGCAGTAGTACCGCCAACGCGATCGAAGTGAGAGCCGATCGGTTGTGAGCGGGCAGTGACCTGCGCGAGACGGATCGAACATCAATAGCGCGAAGAACAACCACGCCAGCCGTCGAGTCAGACGGCTGGCTGGTTCTTGTTCGCGGAACAAGATGCACACCACCAACGCGGCAACCGCCGCAAGGAAACTCACATGAAGAACACTCGCAACCTCGCTCGCCGTATCGCTGCTCTCGATCGCAAGACAAACGGCTCGCTTGGAAAGATGATTGAATCCTTGGAACTGCTCATCGAACTGAATGAGCAAGAGATCGACATGCGACACGATTCGCTTTGGGTGACGGATGCGAACGATCGCAACACTGAGCGCGCTCGTGAGCAACTTGAGAAGAAGTTCTATAAGACGCGCGATCGTCAGGGCGTCGCCTATGACAAGTTCTGCATGGCCGCAGACAAGGTTGATGCCGTCGCGTTCGGAATCAAGTGAAGTGACAAGCCACGCACGCCGTCGAGCGACGGCGTGCTGGCCTGCAACTTCGCAGGACTCACTGCATCAACGCGGCACTGCCGCAGAATGGAAACGCCATGAGCCTGAACTGGAACCTCACAAAAATCCGCAATCGTGATGTCGTATGTTGGGAGCGTGATGAACATGGATACAACAACATCAGTGGCGTGACACACACCATCATCTTCGCAACTATGGCAGTCGACCTCGGAGAGATCAGCGCGAAGAATGTGGACGAGTGGCTCGTGCGACTGCAGTGCATTGGTCGCGTCTACGCCGACAACGGCTGGTCATCCATCACGCGTCAGCAACTGACGGACCACATCGGCTTGAGCACCAATGTCTCCAACAAGACGCGCAAGCAGTTCTTGAGCAAGATGAGCCAAGCACTCGAGCGTGAGTGTGTGAGCGAAGTCAAGCGCTCTGCTGAACTTGCTGGCATGTAACGAAGCAAGCCACGCACGCCGTCATGAGACGGCGTGCTGGCCTGCATCGTCGCAGGATCATCACTCATCTCACTTCATCATCCAATGCCGCTCAGCGGCAGGAGATCACTATGGGTTTCATCAAGACCGCGTATCGCGCCATGCAGACTCGTTTCGCAGCATTCATGTGGGCACACGCAGACGAGGACTTCGTGCAGCGTTGCATCACCGAATGCGTTGAACTCATCAGCATCGACGACATGGCGCAAGAGGCCAGCGAGCGCATCATCGATGCGGTTGACCTTGAAGGCATCACGCGAGAAGTGGAGCAGTCACTCATCGAGAACACCGATGTGGACACGGACGACATCGTTGAGAAGATCGTCTACAACCTCAGCACTGACGACATCGAGCGCATGGTCACGGATGAGTTGGTGCAGAACATCGGCGTGAGTGAATGCACGGACGCGATCGTCGAGACGGTCGGCGACGAGATCAAGGATGACTGCATCGAGCAGATCATGGAGCAGATCGAGGAGCAGCGCGAAGGATGGGCAGAGGTGCTTGCGCAGCGTCTGGTCAAGAATGATGAGTTCGTGACCGCGCTCGCAGTCGCACTGCTGCGCACCAACAAGGAGGCAAGCGATGCGACGGCATAAGTGCTGCGCACCATCGATCGCGTTGCGACCGAACTGGTGGCGTGCGCACCTGCAGCCCGTTCGCAGCAGCGAGCAAGTCGCAGCCATGCTCGGGATCAGTGTCAACGCGGTTCGTTCTCACGAATCTACAGCCATTCGCAAGTTGCGATCGGCACTCAAGAAACTCAACGCCACAAGGAGACTCGCATGATGGGTAGCAAGCACTTCGAGCATCTGATGCACTGCCTGCGCAGCAAGGCTGCGAAGGACATGAAAGCCAATGAGGAGTACGCGGTGGTCGCGTTGCGTCGGCTTCGCCTCGGCAAGGACTGCGAGCGCATTCTGCAGTCGCTGTCGAGAGGAGCGACCAGCCCCACCGAGATCGCACGCGATCTGGGATGGGATCCACCGCTGGTCGTCCTTGAGCCACTCGATGTCGCTGCGAAGCGATGGCTCGACAAGCGGTCGGCGGAACTTGCGGGCGAGTGACGAAGCAAGCCACGCACGCCGTCATGGGACGGCGTGCTGGCCTGCATCGTGCAGGATGTTCACTACACAACGCCGCAATGCGGCAGAAGGATTGTCACATGGTAGCAAGCAAGGAACAGATCGTCAGCACGCAGTTCAATCAGTATGGCTTCGGTCGCGAGAGGAAGCGAGTTGATCGGCAAGCGCTGATCTCGGCGCGACGCGACGGCATCGCGCAACTGATGGAGAGTGGCATCTCGGAGATGGATGCGATGCTGAAGTGGGACTTTGAGATGGCACCCATGACCACTGATGCTGAGAAGTTGAAGTTGGTTTGCGTGCATGACATCTTGCCAGAGTCTATGAGCGAAGCAGAGGCATACGCCGCAAGCCTCGCTCAGAACAACGCACTCGGACTTCGCGCGTGCCTGATCGACACCATTGAAGGCCTCGCAGACCTCGGCACATTCCTTGTCAACACTGACTCATACAGTGATGCCGAGTTGATGGTGAAGCTGTGGAAGCAGGTGCTGCGAGATGTCATTCATGACATTCCGCCCGGATGCTGTGCGGAGTTCATTGACATGGATCAGCATCGGACTCGTGATGCGAAGGTGATCGACCGAGATCGCTGGATGCCCAAGCCATAACGAAGCAAGCCACGCACGCCGTCGCAAGACGGCGTGCTGGCCTGTCGCGTTGACGGGAACTCACTTCATCAACCGCCGCACAGCGGCAGCAAGGAGCGACCCATGGTCGCAATCGGAAACTCATCGTTGGTTCTTCACGCAGGAGCGCATCAGGTCGAGAGGCAGCAGGTGTGCGATGTCCTCACGCCAGAGGCGACGGACACGCACTTCCCGATCGCACACGAGATGGTGCTGCGCATGGTCGAGAGGACGATCGCAGACCTCGGGTGGATGGTGACGGAGCAAGCGCACGCATTGCTTGGTGATGGTCTGCGGTACTTCGGTCTGCTCGCGATCATGCGACCGCACGGGCCGAGCGACGAGGCATGCCTTGAAACAGACGGCACCTATCAGTGGGTGCTGGGCATTCGCAACGCCCACGACAAGTCATTCGCAGCAGAGGCGATCCTTGGTTCGCGCGTGTTCGTCTGCGACAACCTTGCCTTCAGCGGTACGGGCAAGTCCGTGTTTCGATTCGCACGCAAGCACACACGGTTCATCGAGCGAGACATGCCCGGACTCGTCTCGGGCGCGTTCGGCAACATGGTGCAGGGCATGCGGGCAGAGGCGGATCGCATCGCGTCCTACAAGCAGTTTGCGATCGAGAGCGAGGATCAAGTGCATGACTTCATGATTCGCGCGATGGATCGCCGTGCAATCACACCGCAGGCACTGCCTCATGTGCTGCGCGAGTGGCGACGCGAGGATGGCCCGGGCGGACTCGCTGTGCGATGCCGCGACGAAGACCCTGCTTTCGGTGCGCGCACTGCGTGGCGACTGCTGAACGCCTTCACCGAGGTCGAGAAGCAGAAGCCTTCGCCGATGGCAAGCCCGAAGCGTACGAGTCGCCTCATCGGTCTGTTGGATGGGTTCGTGGGCAACGCTGAAGAAGCCAGCGTGCTCGATGTCGGTGGCGTTGACGATTGAGTGTGATTGAGAGTGGGGAGGCGGTCGCCGACACGACCGCCTCCCCGGCGTGCAAGGACGCGACGTTGACAGCGTACCAAACCAGAAAGGCAAAGCAATGGAGACAGAGAACGCAGAGCGACGACCGCTCAAGGTGGTGTTGGAACTTCGTCAGAACGGCGACCCATACGGTCGTGGGTATGTGGCATCGGAGTCACGAGACGGTGGACTCACATGGGTTCACCGAGGCGATGTTGGATCAGCATCGCGTGAGTGGTGGAGACGCGAAGCGCGGCGCATTGGTGCGCAGTTGCGAGAAGTGCGAGGCGGTCAATGAGTCAAGTGCCCAATCTGCTACCGACACGATTGGTCGCGGACATCCTCGGAGTGTCACTAGGCCGCGTGCAGCAACTCGCAGCAGCGAGGGGTATCCCTCCCGTGTTGCTGGGCGGTCGGCGATTCTGGACGCAGGACCAAGTGTCACAACTGCGTCCAGGCAAGAACGGTAGACCACGCAAGGGCATCAAGCCCGGAAAGGACGGCGACAAGTGATCACAGACAAGCAGCGAGAGAACAGAGCGAAGGGCATCGGCAGCAGTGAAGCGGCGACCATCATGGGATGCAATCGCTGGCAGACACCGTATGACCTGTGGCTGATCAAGACTGGCAGGGCGCAATCTCCAGTCACCAACAACGCGATGCGCCTTGGTCAAGTGCTGGAGCCGACGCTTCTGCAACTCGCAGGAGAGCGACTTGGCACGCGCATCGTGAGGCCGAGCACGACCTTCGTCGGCCATCGACCGCACTTCCGTGCGAACATCGATGGCATGGTGGGTGAGGCGCGGCGAGGCAGCGACATCGTTGAGATCAAGACGACAGGCGTTGCCGACGAGTGGGGCACGGAAGGCACCGATCAAGTGCCGATGTCCGTGCGCGTGCAGGTCTCGTATCAGATGGCTTGCAGCAGTTCACACTTGGCGCATGTGGGATGCCTCGTCGGATCATGGGGCCTGCACTTCAAGTTGTATCGCGTCGAGTTCGACTCGGGCTTCACCGAGTATCTGCTCGATCGAATCGACGCATGGTGGGGCAGGCACATCGTTGAAGATGTCCCGCCTGCAGAGTCCGCATCGATCGACCTGCTCAAGACCATGGAGCGCATCGACGACGAGAAGGACATGAGCGACCACCTTGATCTGTTCACGGCAGAGGAGACGCTCAAGCGCGAGTTGGAGATCGCTGAACGGAAGTACGAATCAGCGAAGTCGGAGTTGCTCAAGCACCTCGGCAGTCATCGCCGAGGTCGCACCGGGCCGTACTCAATCGCAGTCACCGACGTAGCGACTGATCGATTCGATCGCAAGTCATTTGAGGCCGAGCATCCTGAACTCGCCTCACGCTTCGTTGTGCCGTCCGGGTACAAGCGCATCGACATCAGGAAGAAGAAGGACTGATCATGACACGAACCAAGGACAAGATCGTGGACGCAATGAATGCGCCGAACCAGCACGCCATCGACCTCAAGGAAGAGATCGAAAGTCAGACACGCACATGGGAGTACCGACTCATTGCAGCACAAGCAGCGATGGCTCGCGTCGTGAAGGATTCGCGTGTTGCTTTCGGCACTCAGCGCTACGCCTACACGAGTGCAGAAGACATGATCGGTGCATGCCGAGAAGCACTTCTGAGTGCTGGCTTGGCCTTGACGAGGCAATGGGACATCGTCTCAACGGAACGCGGCGTCAATGTCGTCAGCTACTTCTCACTGCATCATCCGAATGGCACTGTGCAGATGGGCACTTGCCCATTCCCGTTGGTCGGGCAGAACGGCAAAGGCGAAGACAAGGCAGTTGCAACTGCGTTGACATCGAGCCTCGGCTACTTCCTGCGTGACTTGCTGATGGTTCCCAAGGAGGATGACTCGCAGCAGATGGTCAAGGCACCAGAGATGGATGCGCGTGACGACCGTGCGAACACCAAGCCCGAGGAGCGCATCGGACTTGAAGGCGCAGCGTCGCTGCGTCAGCGTGTGCAAGTGACTGGTGCGACGCTCGCGCAGTTGCACAGCGCGATGGTGAAGGCAGGCGTGCCGCTGCCAAGCCCCGAGGTTCACACATGGCCCATCTCGTTGATGCCTCGCATCGAGAAGTGGATCACAGCGCAGGCGGCAAAGCCTGTTGCATGAACCATCGTTCTTCAACTTGAAGAACTATCGTTTCGCCATCCATGCGTTGACGCGCATGGGTGGTCTTCAAGCATGCTTTGTTGACTCTCTATGATATGTCTTCAACCAATCGCCCACGCTCGGAGGGCGCGACACTTGCGAGTGAACGAGCAACGCACCGACAGCGTTCCAGTCAAGTCGATCGTGGCCGTGATGATGTGTACACGGCGAGAGGCAGAGACTCACGACCTACTCTGCCCCGTGGCGCAAGTCACGCACTCAAGGCATCATGCGGTGGCTGCTGACACGAGCAGCGAAATGGTGAACTGATGCCCAGCGACCGAAGCCAACGGCAACGGACTGCGACCCTTGTTGGGTCGTGCTCCCTCACCACAGCAACACTGAAAGGACAGCGATGAAGAACCGGACAGAGATGAAGTTGGAAGACTTGCGAATGGAACCCGACGCACAAGCAAGGACGGCCATCAAGTCAGCAAGCGTCGAAGAGTATGCGGAAGCAATGCAGGACGGAGCATCGTTCCCGCCCATCGAGGTGATGATGGTTGATGGTCAAGCCATCATCATTGATGGGTGGCATCGAGTCATGGCAGCATCGCAGTTGGGTCTCAAGACGATCAACTGTGTGGTGGTCGAAGGCAGCACGATCGCAGACGCGCAGTGGTCAGCAGCCGCCGTGAACCAATCGCACGGCCTGCGCAGGACGAATGCGGACAAGGCGCGAGCCGTTACGCTTGCGCTGGCCGCATGCCCCGATGCAACCTATCAGCAGATCGCGCAGCACTGCGGCGTGAGTCAGGCGATGGTGAGCGCGTACTTCGCAGCCATGCAGGAGGTGGATCATGCGAACGAGGTCGATGTCGAAGCACCAAAGCAGCAGCGCAAGCAGCAGCTAAAGCAGCGAACGCTGCAGGACGACATGGCAGATGCAACAGCGAGCATCGATGCGTCGGTGATTCTCGTCGCGAACGCATCGGCATCGATCGAGTCTCTGACGCAGTCAGCATCAGGCTCGTACATCAACGCGCAGTCGGTGCTGTCTGATCTGTCGAATGCTGCGAGCGCATTGACTTCTGCTCGCCCTCACAAGGTCTGCCCGCTGTGCAACGGAGAACGATGCGAGACCTGTCGCATGCTTGGATGGGTCAGCAAGAAGCAGTGGCAGTTGATCCCAAAGAAGATGCGCGGCGAGTGACCATAGACATCAGCCTTTCACAATCGGGCCACCCCGCGTTGGGGTGGCCTTTCTCATTCAATCAGGAGAATTAGTATGGAACTGCGTGACTACCAAGAGCGAGCAGTGAGTAGCGCAATGGACGCGATGCGACTAGGCAACTCGACGCTCGTCGTAATGGCAACAGGTCTCGGCAAGACGATTGTGTTCGCCGAGATTATTCGGCGGTACATGATGACTGGCACGGGCAGGCGAGCCTTAGTGCTTGCGCATCGTGCCGAGTTGATTCATCAGGCGGCGCAGAAGATCAGCATGGTTGCTGGGTGCGATGTTGAGATCGAGATGGGAGAGTTGCGTGCGCGTGAGTCGACGCTCTATCGCGCCCCGGTCATCGTGTCGAGTGTGCAGACGCAGACGGCTGGCCGCAATGGATCGATGCGCATGCACAAGTTCAACCCGAAGCAGTTCGGCATCGTCATCATCGATGAGGCGCACCACGCTGTAGGCGACTCGTACCGCAAGACGCTTGAGCACTTCAAGCAGGGAGGTTGCCGCGTCCTCGGCGTTACGGCTACGCCCGACCGTGCAGATGAGGCAGCCCTTGGGTCTGTGTTCGACTCAACCGCATTTGAGTTCGGCATCCGTGAAGGCATCGAGGCGGGTTGGCTTGTGCCTATTCGTCAACGCCTCGTGAGCGTCACCTCGCTTGACTACTCATCATGTCGCACGACCGCGGGCGACTTGAATGGCGCAGACTTGGACAGCGTGATGCAGTACGAGGAGAACCTGCATGGGATGGTTTATCCCACGCTCGAGATCGCAGGCGACAGGCGAGGCATCATCTTCGCGAGCAGCGTGGCGCATGCGGAGCGCATCACCGAGATCATCAACAGGCACAAGCCGAGCAGCGCGGTGTTCGTGTGCGCCGCAACGCCGACCGATGAGCGGCGCTCGCTCTTCGCAGGCTTTGCTGAAGGTCGATACCAATGGCTCGTCAATGTCGGCGTGGCGACCGAAGGTTGGGACGATGCCGCGCTCGACCGCAAGGGCGTGCAAATCATTGCAATGATGCGACCAACCAAGTCGCGTGCGCTGTACTGTCAAATGATCGGACGAGGCACGCGACCGCTACCGCGCACCGTCGATGGCATTGCAGAAGCATCGATGCGCCGCGAGGCCATCGCAAGCAGCGCGAAAGACGGCGTGACCGTGCTTGACTTCTGCGGCAACGCGGGTCGCCATCGACTCGTGCATGTTGCAGACGCGCTCGCTGGCAAAGACCCCGACGAGCATGCGGGACGCATCGCGAATGAGATCGTCGAGCGCGGCGCGCACGCGGCCGAACTCGATGTCCTTCAGATCCTCAACCGGGCAGAGGTTCAGGCAGTCAAAGAGCGTGAGGCATCAACGCGCAAAGGCCTCGTGGTCAAGGCGGGATACAAGTCGCAACTCATCGATCCGTTCCAGTTGATCGACCTCGCACCGCATCGAGAAGCAGCATGGGCGAAGGGAGTGCCTGCGAGTGAGAAGCAGTTGACTGTGCTGCGTCGTCTCAAGGTTGACATCCCTGACCTCTTGACGAGACGCGAAGCAAGTCGACTCATAGATGCTGCCGTCAATACTCCCACGCCAGCGCAGGCGTGGGTGCTGTTGAAGAATGGATTGCAGCCGAGCGACTTCACGCGCCGCACCGCAAGCGAGGCAATCGACGCACTCAAAGCCGGAAGGAGTGTGCAGCGATGAAAGGTCTCGTCTTGACTCGTCGCAACGGAGAGCAGATCGTATTCATGGATGAGCGCGGAACGATGATTGGAACGCTGACCGTCGTGAGTGCAGAATGGAACCGCGTCTCGATGCAGTTGGACTTTGTGAAGCAGGTTCGCATGGAACGCAAGCAGCCCGAGAAGGGCAGGAAGGTAAACCGATATGCCTGAACAGGATCGATTCAAGGATGGAGAGTTGGTGTTCGTGCGGGCGCGAGTTGTTCGCCACGGCAGCACCTATGAGTTTGTGAAGGGAACTGGCATGGAAGCAGACTGGTTGCTTTCTCCGATCGACTCTGCTGGTCGAGATGTGAACACCGCAGGCTGCATCTGGGCCAACCCGAGCAGCGTGGTCAGCGCGGCCGAGGTGCGCGCAATCGTGAAAGGACACAATCGATGAGATCGTTTCAACTGGTCGACAAGCGGACAGGTGAGGTCACCTTCGATGGGCAAGAAGCAACGCGACTGCATCCGTGTTGGGTGTGCGAGCACTTGCATCAACGGCAGTCATGGTGTCTAGTCGATGATGTTCGCGGCCTCGTGATCTGCCCGCGCGTCGAGAGTCCGCGCCGCATTGGTGACGCGGGATGGTTGCACGAACGAAGCGACGGATCGTTTGTGTCTGCGACCGCAACGATGGCGAGGCGCGTAAGCGAACCACCAACGGTCAACATGACCGAGGAGTGGAAGCGATGCCGCGACCGAGTCACTACCGCTGACTATGTTCACCTTGCCGAAGCCTTGGGCATGAAGCCTGTGGACTTCCCGGTGTGGGTTGAACTTGGGATGCACTTCGGTGCGTGGGCGTTCGCAATGTACGACCCGAGCGGTCGGGTCTGCGGCATCAAGTTGCGCGGACGCGATGGCGCGAAGTGGTGCATGCGAGGCAGCAGGCTCGGCCTGATCTACGCTCGCACATTCGCACCGTCGCTGCCAGAGATGATCGTGACGGAAGGCGAGTCTGATGCGTTCGTTGCTGCCTCGTGGGGCTTCAACGCAGTGGCTCGACCGGGTGCGAAAGCATGCACCACGCACCTTGAGACGATCTGCAAAGGCAAGTCGGTTGTGCTTGTAGCCGATCGAGACGCGGCAGGAATGGACGGTGCGAGAATGCTTGCGGCCGATCTGCGCAAGCGATGCAAGACATGCACGATCGTCACGCCGCCACCGGGCGTGAAAGACTTGCGGGCATGGATGACTGCTGGAGGTACTTCAGAAGAGTTGGCGTGGTTGATTCGATCTTCGCGCGGATGGTGAACAAGGCCCACGGCGTGTCATGCGTCGTGGGCCTTTTTCTTTTTTCGAGGTAGCATTCGTGGCGTGCTGATCGAACCGCAATGCGAAGAGTGCGAAGCCAAGCGCGAAGCGTGCGAGCGTCGGTGTCAGCGTTGGATCCGATCGCTGTGCAAGGTCGATGAAGAACTGCGTTTCCTGTTGAACATCATCGACCATCACCGCAAGCGGAACAAGCGGCTCGTCTATGTTGAGCAGATACGCGCGAGGATCCGATGTCTGATCGATCAACTGGACTAGAGTTTCGCGTGCCGGGCACGCCAATCGCACAGCCGCGCCATCGAGCATCGTGCCGTGGCGGCTTCGCAAGGTTGTACTTGCCGAAGGATCATGCGGTGCATGAGTGGAAGCGTGCCATCCATGTGTGCGTGGAGCGTGAGATCAAGCGCGTCGGTGCAATGGAAGGCCCGGTGCGACTGGAGTTGCTGTTCTCATTTGAAGCGAAGACGCGCGCGGGCATGAATCAATGGCGCACCAAGAAGCCTGACATCGACAACCTCGCGAAGGCAGTCATGGATGCGCTAACCGACGCGGGCGCTTGGCAGGATGACTCGCAAGTCGTGTGCATGCACTGTGCCAAGGTCATGGGCGCGGCATCGTTCGTCAATGTCAAGATCGCTTCTCTTGACTTCAGAGTCGACTGATGCCTTGGAAGCCTGACAGTGTTGGTAGCCGACGCACGGGACGCTGGCAACGATTGAGTCAACAGACGAG